TGACACTTATTTTAAGAATACAAACGCAGTAAACAGCGTTACCGAGCTTCTAAAATCCTACCACAAGTTTAATGTCTACATTGATCCCACTGAGGTCATGGTAGATAATATGAAAGTGCTTTTCCTTCCGTGGATTTGTGAAGACAACGCACTCAAAACCCTTGAAGCCATTAAAAGCTCTACAGCTAAAGTTTGTATGGGACACCTTGAGCTGATTGGGTTTGAGATGTATGCGGGACACCTGAACGTGGATAAAGGTCTTAGAGCTGATATCTTTGATAAGTTCTACATGACTCTTACCGGACACTTTCACCAAAAGTCTTCCCTTGGTGGAATCCACTATCTTGGCGCTCCGTATCCAATGATGTGGGGAGATTATAATTGCCCTAGAGGGTTTCATGTATTAGATACCGAAACTTTAGAATTAACATTCATTCCAAATCACTTAGAGATTTTTACCAAGATTTATTACGACGATTCTGATACCACATTAGATGCCTTGCTTCAGGAAGACGCCTCTAATATTGCTGGAAAGTATGTAAAAATTATTGTTCAAAAAAAGAATAATCCATATTGGTTTGACCAATTCATAGAAAATTTGCAAAAACATAATCCTTGTGATATATCTGTTATTGATGCATCTTTTGAAAATGCTGGACAAGGCCATGAAATAGACGATGGCGATGTTGCAAAAGATACACTCACCATTCTACGTGAAGTGGTAACATCTTTAGAGACTACGCACAAGAATAAGCTCAATGATTTGTTGAGCGAATTGTACATCGAAGCATTAAACACAAATGAAACTGTCCAAGGGTCTGGATGATTAAATTTAAAACAGTTCGGTGGAAAAATCTTCTCTCAACGGGAAATAATTTCACAGAAATTTGTTTAGATGGTACGCACACAACCATCTTACTTGGCCAATCTGGTAGCGGAAAGAGCACCCTGTTAGATGCAATTGCATTTTCTCTTTTTAATAGACCATTTAGAAATATTAATAAAAATCAACTCATCAACTCTATTAACCAAAAAAACTGTTTGGTAGAAATAGAGTTTGTAATTGGCACACAAGAGTATATTGTTCGTCGAGGAATCAAGCCTAGTGTTTTTGAAATTGTGTGTAATGGTGTACTTGTTAATCAGGATTCTCACACTAAAGATTACCAACAATATCTGGAACGACAAATTCTAAAATTTAATTTTAAATCTTTCTGTCAGATAGTTGTACTTGGAGCATCAAACTTCACTCCATTTATGCAACTGAAAACATCAGATAGGCGTACTATCATTGAAGGGTTGCTTGATATTGAAATTTTCTCTGTCATGAATTCTCTTCTCAAGCAAAAAATATCTTCAACAAAGACCGCATCTCAAGACAATGAGTATGCCATATCTTTAACTAAAGAAAAGATTACTATGCAACAAAAGTATTTGTTGGAATTGGCAAAAAACACTGAGGATAAGATTAAAGAGAATCAAGAAACCATAAGAAAGAATCGAGAGCAGATGACCGCTCTACAAGAGGAAAATAACAATTACAAGAGTCAAATTTCTGAGTTGAGTGAAAAGCTAACCTTTAAAAAAGAACTTGTTCAACAAATTGACAACATCAAATCTATACAATCAAAATTAGACAATAACATTAGTAAGACTAATAAAGAAGTTTGTTTTTTGCATGATAACTCATCGTGCCCAACTTGCGCTCAAAAGATTGATGAGCAATTTAAAGTTGTAGAAATTCAGAAGAAAGAAGTTAAAATTGCGGAATGGAACTCTGGAATAGTAGACGCACAAACGGCTCTGATGAAACTTGTGGCTAGACTGGAAGAGTATAAGCAGGTTGAGGATACTATTGATAAGCTGAAATATCAGATTGGGAAAAATCAAAGTGTCGTTGATGGAATAGTTCAGTTTATTTCAAAAATAGAAACCGAAGTAGAAGCCCTACAAACACAACCAACAGCATCAAAAGAACAGACTAATGAGCTTACTCAACTTGAGGATCAATTAAAATCATTTGAAACAAATCGACAAGACTTCTCGGTTACGAAGAATATTCAAGAGATGGCGGTGGCTTTGTTAAAAGACAATGGCGTGAAGGCGCACATTATTAAACAATACCTGCCACTAATAAACAAACATACAAACATATTCTTAAATACAATGAACTTCTTTGTGTCGTTTGATATGAATGAGGAGTTTGTTGAAAGCATTAAATCTAGAGGAAGAGATGCTTTCTCATATGAAAACTTCTCTGAGGGGGAAAAGCAAAGAATAGATTTGGCTCTTCTTTTTACTTGGAGAACAATTGCCAAAATGAAGAACAGCATTAATACCAATTTGCTTATTATGGATGAGGTATTAGATAGCTATCTAGATGCAACGGCTACAGAAAATGTTCTTCATTTATTAAATTCGGAAATGTTTAAGGATACAAACATTTTTGTAATTTCACATAAAGATACTATTGCAGATAAATTCCAAAAAACTATTAAGTTTACAAAGTCGAAAAATTTTAGTACTATTGAGTAAACTCTGTTTTGGAGAATAGAATGAGCCAAGATGTAAAAGTTAAAAATGCAATTCTGGTGAATGAGTTTACTGAATATGGCGTCAGGCTTTTTAAATCCGATTTTGATGAGCTGAGAAGTACAAACCTTCCAATCATACCAATTATTATTGATAGCTACGGCGGAGAGATCTATTCTCTTCTAGCTATGCTAGATATTATGGCAGTTACAGATCGGCCAATTGCTACTATTGCAGTTGGAAAGGCCATGAGTTGTGGTAGCATTTTACTAGCATGTGGAACTAGGGGATTTCGGTTTGTTGGACCAAATTCTACAATTATGATTCATGATGCAGCAACATTTTCTTTTGGAAAAATTGAAGATTTGAAGTCTGAGGTTGGTGAGGCTGACCGACTTAATAATAAAATATTTAATATCTTAGACAATCGTTGTAGTCAAAAGCTAGGGTATTTTAAGAAGATTCTATCAAACAAGAAACACGTAAATTGGTATCTTGATCCACAGGAAGCACTCAAGCACAGAATTGTTGACCACGTTGGGTTGCCTATAATTGATTCTTTGTTTAATTTGGACATTTTAAAAGATGATGTGTTTAATAAGCCACCAAAACCAACAAAGCCCGTAAAGACAAAGGCTCCGTCTATTAGAAAGAAAGCTTTAAAGTTGTCGTATGATTGAGATTTGTGGACACATCGGATCATTCTTTTTAATGATATGTGGAATTCCACAGCTCTATAAGACTATTATTACTAAAGATGTTACGGGCCTATCAGCAACCACTCTTGTTCTTTGGGGAACTGGCTGTGTTTTGACGGGGTTATATGTCTATAACACCAGCGCCCAACTTCCCTTGTTAATTAATTATGGGTTTAACTCCTTAGTGGTTGGAATTAATACGTTTTTGTATTTCCTTCACAAAAAGCCTAAGTAATTTAACAGCTTATATTTTGTATTTTTTTGTTGACGTATTTCTTAAAAATACGTTACACTGGTATTGTATTTGTAATGAGGTTATAAAATGTCTGTTAGACTTTCATCAAAAGAAATATTAGCAAAGTTAATGGCAACAGAGAACGTTCTTGTTGAGCATGCAGATGTACCAACAGCAGCGTTTGACTTGATAAACAGAAAACTGTTCCTACCTAATTGGAAAGATATTTCCGATACAGTCTACACACTTCTCATTTCTCACGAAGTAGGCCACGCTCTTTACACTCCAAAGGAAGAGTGGGAAGAAGCTGTTATGGTAAATAAAAATAAAGAGCTTAAGGGTGTAATTAACATCGTAGAAGATGTTCGAATTGAAAAGCTAATTCAACAAAAGTTCCCAGGCACAGTCAGATCGTTCAAGGCCGGATATGATGAACTTGAAAAACAAAATTTGTTTGGTACCGTTGGTTCAAAAATTGAAGAGTATGGTCTCCTCGATAGACTGAATATTCACTTTAAAGTAGGGCACTTTGGTTATGTGAATGTTCCATTCTCCGACAAAGAAAAGCCATGGGTCGATAAAGTTAATGCATGTAAAACTTTTAGTGATGTGGTTGGAGTTGCAACAGAGCTTCTTCAATACGTTAAAGACAATCCAGAGAGCCAAGGAAAGAATGAAAACCAGTCTGAAGAATCTGATGAAGGAACATCTTCACAAAAGAAAGTTGGTGTTTTAACTAAAGGTGAAGGGAACGAATCGGATAATCCAGCAGATTTGAGCCAATTTGATGAGATTTTGGACCCAGATAATCTTTTGGAGAAGGAGATGTCGTCTAATGGAAAAGATCCATCTCAAAACCCATTAGATATTAAGACACAACAGCATTTTGAGCAGGCTCTTAGAGACCTTGTTGATAAGAGCGTATCCAAGACCGTTTATATCAATCTTCCAAAGGTTCAAACTGATAAGATTATTGTTCCATATAAGAAGGTTCATGAACAAATTTACAATTACTATAGCCACTACTACCCACACATCTACGCAAATTCAGATGCAGCTTTAGCTTCATTTAAGAATTCCAGTAAGAATGTTGTAAATCAACTAGCCAATCTTTTTGAGATGAAAAAGAAAGCTAAGTTGGATGTAAAAGCTTTGACCACAAAGACTGGAGTATTGAATACAAATAAGATTCACTCATATAGGTATTCAGACGACATTTTTAAGAAAATTACAACTATCCCGATGGGTAAATCTCATGGGTTGGTTATGTTTATAGATTTGTCTAGCAGCATGTGTGACAATATCGTATCGACATTTGAACAACTATTAAATCTAGTATTGTTTTGTCGTCGAGTAAACATTCCGTTTGATGTGTATGGATTTACTGACTCATACGCAGCTAGAGACAATCTTCCTAATCAAAAGTTTAATGTTGGTGAACTATCTTTTGAAGAAAGATTTTGTCTCAGACAGTACTTCAGCAACACTATGAGTGGCGTTGAGTTTAATGATGCAATTAAAAACATTCTTTGTTTGATGCAGTCATATAACCGAACCACCACATATGCTGGTGTGCCATCACAGGAGCAATTAAATTGTACTCCACTGAACTCTACTATTGTATCTGCAATAAATGTTGTAAAAGAGTTTAGACAAAAATATTCTTTGGATATTGTAAACACGATTTTCCTAACCGATGGTGATGACACTCACGGATTGTCCTACATTGATGAGGTTGGAAGAGAAGTATATGTTGATGTTCGCATGAGTCGAACCTCTAGAATGTTTTATAACAGCTCTAGAGCAGAGAAGTGCTATATTCGAGATATGGCAACACGCAAGTGTTGGGATATTAAACATTCAACTGAAGACCTTTTAAATATTTTCAAAGAGCTGACTGATTCAAAAGTTATTGGCTTTTATCTTACTGGGCGTAGAGATGCCCAATTTAAGATTGAACAGTTTGTTCTAGACAAACCAAAAGCACATACTCTGTATGAAAATTTTAAGCAGATGAAATTTGCTGAGTTAACTTCCGTGGAAGGATACGATGCATATTACATCATCCCAAGTGGAAAAAGCCTTAGTATTAAACACGACAAATTTGAGCGTGAGTTTGATGCAAGTGTTGATTGGGAAAATGAAAAGGAAGCTAAGAAGGCTATCCGGTCAATTCAAAAAGAATTTACAACACACATGAAGGATGTGGTGGTAAGTCGAGTGTTATTAAATAAATTTATAGACCATATTTCATAAGTTGTTGATTTTGTTGAGGAATAAAAATTTAATTTTTTTATAAAAGTGTTTGACTGTTAAATGTAATTTTGGTATTTTAATTATAGTGATTGTTTTTTATTATTAGGTTAGTGTTATGTTAAGTAAATCCGATAAAGCCCGATTCCTAGACGTGTTAAAAAGCACTTTTGGTGAAAAAATCTTCACTAGAAAAGAAGTGCTTGAGCTTGCTTCACAACATGGAATCCAGACCCTTGGTTGGTTTTTAAACAGCTCTGAATTTAAAGTGACCAGAGGAAAGTATCAGTTTTTATCAAACGTAAACTATAGTGAGAGAAATGACATGGTAGATAATGGAAACAACCAATCCATCGTACAAAATTTTGTAACTGATGTTGTGAAGGAGTCTTTGGTTCCTGAAAGTGATAGGCTCTTTGTTAAGCACGGTGATTTTGATTTGGTGTCTAGGATCGTTGGCTCTAATAAGTTTTATCCAATTTTCATTACAGGTTTGTCGGGTAATGGAAAGACTTTTGGTGTAGAACAGGCATGCGCTCTCCATAAGAGAGAACTATATCGTGTAAATATTACCATCGAAACTGATGAAGATGATCTTCTAGGTGGCTTTCGATTGGTTAATGACAGCACAAAATGGTTTGATGGTCCTGTAATTCGTGCAATGAAATCTGGTGGAGTTCTTCTATTGGATGAGGTTGACCTTGGAAGCAATAAGCTTCTATGTCTACAACCAATCTTGGAAGGTAAGGGCATTCTTTTGAAGAAGATTAACCAATATGTTCGTCCTGCTCCTGGATTTACTGTGGTTGCAACAGCAAACACTAAAGGTCAAGGCTCTGAGAGTAGAAAGTTTGTGGGAACAAATATTCTTAATGAAGCTTTCCTGGAAAGATTTTGTGCAACTTTTGAGCAAAAATATCCAGAAGAGAAGGTTGAGAAGAGTATTCTCAAGAAGCTTTGTGATTCCCATGATTTGAATGGTGAGTCTGTAGAAGATTTTGTGCAAAAGCTTGTTACCTGGGCATTTGGAACAAGAAAGACGTTCGAGGCTGGTGGAACATCAGACTTAATCAGCACCCGTCGTCTAGTGCATATTATTAATGCATATGCAATTCTTGGGCATCCAAAGACTGATGATAAGAAAGAAGTTGGAGAGATTCGCCGCCAAGCAATTGAGATGTGCATCTCACGATTTGACGATAGTACTAAAACTTCATTTATGAACTTCTATGAAAATATAGATCCATATTTGAATGTTGATGTGGTTGTTCCACAAGAGCCAGCAGAGCCAACTCTAGAGGCAAAGGAGCACGATATTATTTCAATCCTTACTAATCAGGGATAAAATAAATTGCGTTTTTATAAAAAACTGCTACATTAAATGAATAGTAACTATATGCGAGGATATATGTCAAAGAAAGCAACACAAAATGTGCGTTTAGTTCGGCGACTGGCTACTGGAAAGAATCTGACGGTGGATGAGGCGGTAAATCGTCTTGGAATTCAAAGTCTTTCAGCTCGAATTCACGAGTTGCGAACGGTTGGATTTGTTATCTACACTAACAAGGTTCGACAGAAGAGTAAGAGAAATAAGACACGATTTGTTACCGCATATCGCCTTAGTGTAGACTCAAGCACTAAGAAGATGCTCACTCGTTTTAATGTAAATTAAACTATTCTTTATGAAGCTATCAACACAAACTATAAAAATTCTGAAGAACTTTTCAGAAATTAATCCAACAATATTAGTTCGGCAAGGGCAGAACATTGTGACAATAGATCACAATAAAAGAATAATTGCTGATGCGAATGTTGATGAAACAATGCCACAAGATTTTGCAATTCATGATCTAAACCAGTTTCTAACAGTGTCTTCGCTGTTTGAAAACCCAGATTTTGAATTTAAACGAGACCGAGTAGTAGTCAAGAACAACAATCGACAAATTAATTACATTTTTGCCGATCCTAGCTGTGTTACTGATGCAAAAGTTGTTCGTGATAAAATTCCAGGAATGTTTAGAGATGCGGATATTGTAAAAACTTTTGCGGTGTCTGAAGAAGACCTTAAGAGCATACGACAAACAGCATCAATCTTAAAATACCCTCACATTACATTTGTTGGTGATGAGGATGGTGTTAGGATTATTGCTAGAGATTTGTCTAATGATGCTGTGGGAGATTATGTGGTTCGTATTTCAAACGAGCCCACCACAGAGTTCGAGCACACCATGCTCTTAGACAACTTGCGAGTTCTTCCTGGTGAATATCAGGTTTCAATAAGCCCAACCATAGCACATTTTGTGAATCAAACCTTTCCAATTAAATATTGGATTGTTATGGAAGCTGTATAATGAAAAAGAAACCAACACCAAAATCAAAAGAGCCAAATGAATATTTGATCTTGGGGCATATGATAAAGTATAATCTTTATCTTCTCAGTAAGGCTGTGGTGTTTTCAGCAGTCGCAGCTAAAACTGACAGTTTGCAGGCTGCGGTTGAGCAAACTGAGAAAGTAATGCACGAACTTGATTTGGATGCAAAAAGGCGGCTATAAAATATAATATTATGGAATTGCGTGAACATATTCTTTGGGTTGAAAAATATAGACCACAAACAATAGATGACTGCGTACTACCCCACAGTCTTAAGAAGATTTTTAAGGGAATAGTCGCATCCGGTGAGCTACCACACCTTCTTTTGTGTGGTACAGCAGGGATTGGTAAGACCACTGTAGCAAAAGCTTTGTGTTCTGAGCTTGGTTTAAACTACATCCTGATTAACGCATCTGACGATAGAAATATTGACACACTTCGAACTACCGTTAAACAATTTGCTTCTGCAATGTCATTTGATGGTAAGAGAAAAGTTGTAATTCTAGATGAGGCAGATTATTTAAATCCACAAACATTTCAACCTGCTCTCCGTGGTGTTATGGAAGAGTTTTCTAAAAATTGCTCTTTCATTTTAACTTGCAACTATAAAAATAAAATTATTGATCCAATTCATTCTAGATGCAGCGTTCAAGAATTTAAAATCGACAAAGAAGAAAGAAAAGCAATTATTGAAGGTGTATATAAACGAGTATCAAAAATACTTGAGACAGAAAATGTGTCTTATGATGGTCGAGTATTGGCCAATGTAGTAGTAAAACATTTTCCTGATTTTCGACGCCTATTAAATGAGCTTCAAGCTTTTAGTAAACATAATGGGAAAATTGATGAGGGAATGTTAGGAACTGGTGGTTTTGTCACCAACCTTGATGCTGCATTACCAAAACTCTTTAAATCATTAAAAGACAAAAATTTCACTGAAGTTCGACAGTGGGTAGTAGAAAATTCAGATAATGATGCAAGCCGTCTTTATCGAAAGCTATATGACAATATGAGAGGATGTTTATCTCCTACCTCATACCCACAAGCCATATTGCACATTAATGCATATGAGCACCAAGCACTCTCTGCGGTTGACCAAGAAATAAATTTGTTATCTTGTATGATTCGCATCATGATGGATTGTGATTTTGTATGAAGCCAACCATATTTGATTTTTTAAATGATTTGTCGTATTTAAAAAAAGATATTTTAACCGACGAAAATCAGGCAGAGTATTCTCCATACATGATTAATAAATTCCTTTCAATGGACGTAACCACCGTGTTATATGCCAATGAAATGAACATCAGACCAGCAATACCAAAAAAGATTCAATATCAATATTACCTTCACGCAATCAAGAAAAGTAAACGATACTTTAAGTATTTAAAAACTACGAAAGAAAAAAATATTGATTTGTTGAAAGAGTACTTTTCCTATAGTGATCGTCGAGCAAGGGAAGTGCTTCCTCTATTTTCCGAACCGGAATTGGAGTATATAAAAAATAAATTACAAAAAGGTGGCATAGATGGCAAAAGAAAAGCATGATGACCCCTGTATGGAGAAAATTTTAGATACTATAGAAAAGATTGAGTTGCTAATTGAGGATAACAATCAAAACATTAAAGATTGTTGTAATATATTAAGAGCCTTGAAAAATAAGCTAGAAAAAAACAAAAAGTCTAAAGCCCCTCTACTGATTCGAAAAATACTAAATAAATTACGTTGGTTATAGATTTAATAATTGGATTGGCTTATGTCAGATATTGTAAATGACTTGATCGAAGTAACATTAGCATCCCCCGATGATTTCTTGAAGGTTAAAGAGACTTTAACACGAATTGGAGTTGCGTCAAAGAAAGACAAAACACTCTACCAGTCTTGCCACATTCTCCACAAACGAGACAAAATTACAAAACAAAGTAAATATTATATTGTGCATTTCAAAGAGCTGTTTAAGCTTGATGGAAAACCAACCACAATTACAGAAGAAGACCTTGCACGAAGAAATGCCATAGCCAATATTTTGGCTGAGTGGGGTCTTGTAACCTTGGTTGACAAACAAAAGAGCGTTCAGCCAATTTGTTCAATCAATACAATAAAAATTGTTCCACATAAAGAAAAGGGAAATTGGAAGTTGGAAGCCAAATATAACATAGGAGGAAATAAGAAACCAGCTCAAGTTTCTACACCAACTATTAAAAATTAACTTATTATTTGTGTTTGATATGATTTGTGTTTACAAAGTACACCCTGACGCCCTAGTTCCACGATATGCCACTAAAGACGCCGCATGTTTTGATATTCATGCTTGCCTAGCCCCAGACATGGTTGTTGACCGAATGGGGGCTAATAATGTGCCACAGACCCTTACAATCAAAGATGACAGGTCTCTAGTTCTTGGTCCAGGCCAACGGGTACTAATACCCACAGGACTGATTTTTGACATTCCCCACAAACACTCCCTTCGTTTGCACCCACGTTCTGGAATTGCCTACAAGCATGGAATTGGACTTTCAAACTGTGAAGGCGTGGTTGATGAGGATTACACCAAGCCAGTATTTGTAGCTCTCATAAACAACAGTAAGGTTTCTTTTACCGTCAACCACGGCGACCGAATATGCCAGGCTGAAGTTGTATATGACACTCGCATGGATATTATTGAGACTCCTATAAAGCCAATAAAAGTTACCCACCGAAGTGGCGGCTTTGGATCTACGGGAATTTAATATTTTATACATTTAATTTTTGTTAAATAGCTTTGATGGCTGTGCAATAATAGTGTATAATAAAATTGAGCTTAGTATGTCATTAAAAACATTTAAAAAATTTATCATTGAAAGATGTTGGTCTGGATATAAACCCACTCCAGGAAAGAAGGCATATTCCAAAGGTTCTTGTATGAAATCAGAAGAGCCAGATTTGGAATTGGAAAGCCTGCAAGAAGAAGAGCTTTTTGAAGAGGATTTGTTTGAGGATAGAAAAGTAACCCTCAACAAACCATTTCGCACTCCAGACGGTCCCAAAAAGTTCTCAGTGTATGTTAAAAATGACAAGGGTAGTGTTGTTAAAGTCAATTTTGGCGACCCTAACATGGAAATTAAACGAGACAACCCAGACCGTAGAGCAAATTACAGAGCTAGACACAACTGTTCAGACCCAGGCCCTAAATGGAAGGCAAATTATTGGTCCTGTAAGATGTGGTCTAAAAAGCCAGTATCAAAGCTAACATAACTATATGATTCAAAAAACCAGTAAGAATGGAAAAAAAATAATTAAAGATTTTGAGGGGTTTAGAGCAATCGCCTATGTTTGCCCTGCTGGTGTAGTAACCGTAGGATATGGCACAACAAGAATTAACGGAGTCCCAGTAAAGCTTGGTACAAAAATTACCACAGACGAGGCAGATATTCTTTTAGATGATGATTTAAAAGTATTTGAGGAAGCTGTTAATAACTTGGTAACAGTAGAATTAACTCAAAATCAATTTGACGCCTTAGTATGTTTTGTATATAATATTGGGGTTAGTAATTTTAAAAAGTCAACACTATTAAAATTACTAAATTCTGGAGAATACCAAAAGGCTTCAAAAGAATTTATTAAATGGGATAAAGCAAACGGGCAAACTCTTTCCGGTCTTACTCGAAGACGAAAAGCAGAACAAGCCCTTTTTCTAAAGGATTAGATATGGCAGTCAAGATTGTTAGGTTTTTGGGTGGAGAAGAGATTCTAGGCGACGTAGTAAAGGTAGACGATAAGACCCTTAAGATTAACAACCCAACCCAGATTTCAGCAAGTGCTAACCCTAAGACGGGTAAGGTAGACGTAGCCATGGCACCATTTGCACCCCTTTCCTCCCAGACCCACATTGAGGTTAATACAGACCACGTATTGACCCAATATGAGCCCGTAGTGGATATTCTTAACAAGTATAATACCCTTTTTGGAAGTGGAATTGTCCTTCCAAATATGGGACTTGGCGCACCTGGAATCCTCCAATCATAAAAAAATAATAAACCTAATAAAAAAAATTTAGGGGTATTTTTTGCTTTTTTTGTGATTTTTGCTATCATGATGCCATGACAAAACAACGTTTTTATACGAACTGCTCTTGTGTCGGAAATTTTATTTTGTATCGTGGCATCTATGATGGCGAGCGTGTCTCCAAAAAGTTCACCTATCAACCAACGCTATTTCTTCCAAGCACAAAAGAAACCAAGTGGAAAACTCTTGATGGGAAGTATGCAGAAAAAATTACCTTTGCTGATATTGATGAAGCAAAGCAATTTGTTCGAAAGTATACGGACGTAGATAACTTTGTATACTATGGTAATACAAAATACCACTATGTTCATATAGCAGACAATTTTCCAGGCCAGGTTGATTTTGATCTTAGCAAAGTTGTTACAGCAAACATCGACATAGAGGTTGCATCAGAAAACGGTTTTGCTCCAGTCGAAAATCCCTTTGAAGAAGTCATTGCAATAACGGTTGAGTCTAAAGGAACATATGTTGTTTTTGGTTGTGGGGAGTTTACTACAACAAACGACAACGTAAAATATATCAAATGCCATAATGAGATTAATCTTCTAGAAAGGTTTATGGCATATTGGGAAAAGCTGGCTCCCGATATTGTTACAGGATGGAACGTACAGTTTTATGATATTCCATACCTAGTAAACAGAATATCTCGAATCTTTGGTGACAAAGAAGCAAAACGGCTTTCTCCGTGGAAATACTTATCAACTCGTAATGTTGCATATAAAGGGCGCATGCACCAAGCCGTAGACTTGGTTGGAATATCAACTCTCGATTACATCGAGCTATACCGAAAGTTTCAACCAAAACAGGAGAGCGAGAAGCTTAATTATATTGCTTATGTTGAGCTTGGTGAAAAGAAGCTTTCTTACGATGAATATGGCTCTTTACACTTGTTATATAAAAACAATTATCAAAAATTTATTGAATATAATATTAAAGACGTAGAGCTGGTCAAGAAGCTTGAGGAAAAATTAAAGCTGATTGAAATGGTGGCTACTCTTGCATACGATGCCAAAGTAAATTTTATGGACGTATTCTCACAGGTTAGAATGTGGGACACCATTATTTTTAATCATTTAAAGCAATATGATATTGTCCTCCCTAAGTTGCGAGAAAATGAAAAAGCATCCGACTATGCTGGAGCATACGTTAAAGAAATTAATCCAGGAATGTATGAGTGGGTTGTTTCTTTTGACTTAAACTCACTTTACCCAAACCTTATCGCTCAATTTAATATTTCTCCTGAGTGTATGGTAAAAAATAAACACAATACAGTTTCTATTAAACAGCTATTGAGTAAAGAGTTTGATACCTCCGAACTAATTCAACATAACATGAGCATGGCAGCAAATGGGCATTGCTTTTGGAATAATAAAATTGGGTTTTTGCCAGACATTTTAATGCGAATGTACGAAGACCGAAAAGCCTACAAGAATAGAATGTTAGAGGCTCAAAAACAATTAGAGCTAGTCAAAGAAGAATTACACAAAAGACAAATTAATTTCTAGCACGAATGAAAAAAGCTCCTGCACCACAAAAACGTGCTACTCAAGAGCAACGTTTGCACACCAAAAAAATAATGGTCCTTGCTATGGGCGGGAAATGTACAATTTGTTCCTACTCAAAATGCATCCAAGCTTTAGACTTTCATCACATTAATCCTGAAGAAAAAGATTTCCAATTTAACCGATTAAAGATGACTGAAAAAACTTGGCCAAAGATTGTAGAAGAATTAAAAAAGTGTGTAATGTTGTGCTCAAATTGTCATAGAGAAGTGCATGCTGGTGCTATACAAATAAAAAAGCCATACACAAAATTTGATCCCAAATATGAACATTTTGAAAACACAAAGCTAAAAGAGTTTTTGGATAATTGTCCTGTGTGTAATAAAGAAAAGTTTGTATATAATAAAACCTGCTCTTTATCGTGCGCATCTCAATACAATAAAGGGCAAATTGATTGGAGTACAGTGGATTTAAAATCTTTAGTTGATAATGGATTGTCAATTTATCAAATAGCTGATTTGTTTAATGTATCCACCGGAACCATATCCAAACACGTTGCCAAATTCAAAAAAACGAAAGAAATAGCCTAGTATTTTTTAATGAATCTGGTATAATTTAAGATATGAAATCCATATCCAAAATGTCAGATCAAGAACTTATTGAGTATGCGAATAAGCTCTCACTTGATGTAACCAAGTATCACAATTTCCAGCTCACCAAAAAGATTCAACTCAACTCAGCTTATGGTGCAATGGGAAATCAATATTTTCGATTCTATGATATTCGATTGGCCGAAGCTGTTACGTTATCTGGACAGCTAGTAATTCAGTGGTTGGCTAAAGATATTAACTCATATTTAAATACCTTATTGAACACAAAGAATTTTGATTACGTTATTGCCATTGATACCGACTCCCTATACTTGAACTTACAAAAGCTTGTGCAAGTTTCTTATGGAGACAACCTCCCAACAGACAAGCAAAAGATTGTAGACTTTTTAGATAAAGTTTCGGAAGACCGACTACAAAAAGTCATTGATAAGAGCTGCAAAACGATTAAACATTACTTAAATGGTAGAGCACAAAAAATGCAAATGAAACGGGAGTCGATTGCAGATAAAGCAATTTGGACTGCCAAAAAGAGATACATCTTGAATGTATATGATAGCGAAGGTGTTCGGTATGAGAAGCCAAAACTGAAACTTCAGGGAATTGAAGCAGTAAAATCCTCAACACCAGAAGTATGTCGCCAAAAAATTAAAGACGCAATTGACATTATCTTAACAAAAACACAATCCGATTTGTATTCATATATTGATGCTTTTAAGAAGGAATTTAAACAACTCTCTCCAGAAACAATAGCATTTCCCCGTGGATGTAACGGACTTTCCACATACTCAGATCCAAAATCTATATTCAAAAAAGGAACTCCAATCCACGTTAGAGGTGCCTTGGTCTATAATAGAACAATAAAAGATAAAAAATTAGATAAGAAATATCCTTGCATTCAAGAAGGAGATAAGATAAAATTTATTTACTTAAAAACTCCAAATCCTGTTCAGCAAAATGTTATAACTATGTCCGAAGAAGGTTTGCCTGTTGAGATGAACCTACACAAGTATATTGATTATGAATTACAATTTGAAAAGACGTTTTTGGACCCATTAAAAATTATCTTGGATGCAATTCATTGGTCCACAAAAAAGCAAATGAGCTTTGACGATTTATAGGAGAAGTATTATGACAAAGAATAATCATTTTACAGACGTGCTAAAAGTTCTTGAAAATGAGTATGCAGCAGTTGCTGATGACGGAACATCAGCCGACGTAGTTGGTTTTATTGACACGGGCTCTTACGCATTAAATGCGCTCTATTCAGGCACCATATATGGTGGAATGCCAGCTAATAAAATTAATGCTCTTGCTGGAGAAGAAGCAACCGGAAAGACTTTCTTTTTGTTGGGTATTGTAAAAAACTTTCTTGATGTAAACCCAACTGCTGTGAGCATTGTGTTTGAATCTGAAGGATCTATTACTAAAGAAATTTTGCATTCTAGAGGAGTAGATACAAAACGAGTATTGGTTGTTCCGGTTGAAACCATCCAGCAATTTAAAACACAAGCACTTCGAGTTGTTGAGAATCACCTCAAAACTCCAGAAAAAGAACGAAAGCCTCTTTTGTTGGCTCTAGATTCCCTAGGAATGTTATCTACAACAAAAGAGATGACAGATTCTGAGTCCGGTAAAGAGGTAAAAGACATGACTCGAACTGCTGAAATACGAGCTGCATTTCGAGTTCTCACGCTAAAGCTTAGTAAAGCAAAGATTCCTTTGATTGTAACAAATCACGTATACCAAACCATGGGTATGTTTCCGACCAAGGAAATGGGTGGTGGAGGCGGCCTAAAATATGCAGCTAACAATATCATTGCTCTATCAAAGTCAAAAAATAAAGACTCGGAAGGTAATGTGACGGGAATTATTATTAGATGTAAAAATCTTAAGTCTCGTCTTACAAAAGAAAACACAGAGTCTAGTGTGTTGTTGTCTTACGATAAAGGTCTCGATAGACACTACGGTCTAGTGGACCTTGCATTAGAGCACAACATTTTCGAGAAAGTATCAACAAAGATAAAACTACCAGACGGAAGTACTGTTTTTGAGAAAGCTATTATAAGAAATCCCGAAAAGTACTTCACACAAGAAGTCTTGGCTAGAATTGATAGCGCAGCAAAAGCTGAATTTAGTTATGGTTCATCTAAAGATTCTGGTGATGTCATCGAGGAAATGTTGAATGACGACAATTAAAGACAAATATAGAATTATACATGATTCATCGGACCCCAAAAAGTGGTGTGTTGAGCTATTGGCATCTTGCGCACCGTTTCATGGAATTGTGTATTCATACGGAAGTTTTTCTGTAAACGAACCTACCGACGAAAAAACAACTCCTACAGTTACATACGAAACTGATATTATTTACGTTCCAGAAAGGCTGCGTGGTGTCGTGTTCCCAGACAACACAGAAAAAGAAATACAAAAATTGCTTGGTCAAATTTTATTTGATATAGTAAATGATAATCTAGAACACACAAAACAAGAATCTGGAAAGCTCTATTTGGAATTGCAAAAAGATGATAAATGATAGGATTGAAGTTCTAATCCTCAAAAATTTAATTTTTGATGATTCATACTGTCGAAAAGTTCTTCCGTTTGTTAAGGAAGAGTATTTTACAGACGAAGCTGAAAGAGTTCTCTTTCAAAAGATTTCATCGTTTATTCTTAAATATGACGGACTCCCAAGCAAAGAAGCTTTGTTAATTTCTGTATCTTCCGATGATAAGCTCACCGATAATATTGAAACGTCTTTAAAAGAACTAATTGTTTCATTTGAGAAAAGTCAGGTTGATGCTGCTTGGTTGATTGAGCAGACAGAAGAATGGTGTAAAGATAAGGCTATCTACAATGCCTTGCTCACTAGCATTAAAATTGCTGATGATAAAAAGAGCAAATTCAGTCGAGGAAATATCCCAAAGCTTTTGACTGATGCGCTTGCTGTTTCTTTTGATCCAAACATCGGTCACAGCTATCTTGAAGATACAGATGAGCGATACAACTACTACCACAAAGTAGAGGAAAAGTTTTCTTTTGATTTAGATTGTCTTAACAAAATCACTAAGAATGGAGTTCCAAGAAAGACATTAAACGTAATTCTTGCTGGAACTGCTGTAGGAAAATCATTGGCACTATGTCACATGGCAGCCAGCTACTTTTTGACTGGTAAGAATGTTCTGTACATAACCCTCGAAATGGCTGAAGAGAGAATTGCAGAACGAATAGATGCAAATGTTCTCAACGTCTCTCTACAAGACTTACAAGCCATACCAAAAGAGGTTTACGACAAAAAGATTTCTTCTATTAAACAAAAGACTGTAGGGAGACTTATTGTAAAAGAATACCCAACAGCAACTGCATCAACTACTCATTTTAGAGCTTTGTTGAATGAGTTGTATTTGAAAAAAAACTTTACCCCCGATGTAATTTTTGTTGACTACTTGAATATTGCTGCAAGTGCTAGGTTGAATAATGCAAACCACGTCAACAGCTATACCTATGTTAAGAGCATAGCAGAAGAGTTGCGTGGGCTTGCTGTGGAATATAACGTTCCCTTGTGGACTGCTACTCAAACTAACAGACAAGGCTACACATCCACCGATCTCGGGTTAGAAAATACATCCGAGTCATTTGGATTGCCAGCAACAGCAGACTTTATGCTTGCTCTTTCAACCACGGAAGAGCTTGAGCAAATGGGTCAAATTCTAGTTAAGCAACTTAAGAATAGATATAATGATATTAACTCACTCAAACGATTTGTATTGGGTATAGATCGTTCTAAGATGCGATTGTTCGACTTAGACCCTTCAGCACAAGAAGAGCTGGTCAATACTGGTCTTAGAACCAAATCACAAAAAGTGGATGATGACACCCCACTGTTTGAAAAGTCAAAATTCGGCGCTGGAATGAAAGCTGAGAAAAAGGATTTTGATGATTTTAAATTCTGAGACTAAACCATTTTTAAAATGGGTTGGTGGTAAAAAGCAACTACTCCCGGAAATTCAAAAACGACTTCCTCAAGAGTTTGATTACTACTTTGAGCCGTTTGTTGGTGGTGGAGCAGTATATTTTTCTTTATGTGACAATATCAAAACAGCTTACATAAGTGACATCAATGAAGAGCTTATTAACACATACTTGGTTGTTAAAGATTATCTCCATGAGCTAAAAATTGAGCTTGCCGTGTATAAAAATGACGAGCAAGTGTTTTATAAAACCCGAGATTTGGATAGGAGTGCTGAATACCTCTACCTCAACTCCATACAAAGAGCAGCAAGATTTATCTACCTAAACAAAACATGCTTTAATGGCTTGTATCGAGTCAACTCAAAAGGTCAATTTAACGTGCCGTATGGTAAGTATGCAAACCCAACAATCTGTGACGCATACGTGCTAGAGTCTTGCAGCCGTGCCTTAAGGTACACAAACACAAATGTTGCATGCCAAAGCTATGATGAAATATTAAAAGAGATAAACAAGCTCGATGACCCAAGCTCTGCTTTTGTCTATCTAGACCCACCATATGTTCCACTAACACAAACATCAAGCTTTGTGTCGTATTCAAAAGACGGGTTTACTATTGATGACCACAAAAACCTAGCAAAGTTTTATGCCACCCTTAGTCAAATGGGCGTTAAGTGCATGCTCTCCAACTCTTCAACTCCAGTTGTGTTTGATTTGTATAAGAATTACAAAATTGACACGGTATCAGCAAACCGAGCCATTTCTAGCACGGCTCTAGGTCGCAGGCCAGTTTTGGAAGTTCTCATTACGAACTATTAATGAGCCTAAATATTAGATTGTTTATTGAAAATCAATCTAATGAAAAACTTTAAATCATTCTTAACAGAATCTGCTAGACCAAACCTTCACATTGAACATATTGAAGAAGAGGTTTTTAACAAAGGGGTGATTGGCACTAAAACTGCCATAGCCTTTTTGAAAGATTTTTGTAATTTTTTGGAAGGCACTGAGCATAAGGTTCGCCCGTCTATTAAGTGGGATGGTCGCCCTGCAATCATATGCGGCCAACACCCTGAAACAAATAAGTTTTTTGTTGGTACCAAGAGCGTCTTTAATGTTGGTATTCCAAAAATCAACTATACTACTGAAGATATTGATAAAAACTACGCCGATAAACCAGACCTCGCCAAACGGCTTAAAATCGTTTTAAAAGAGCTGTCGGGATTACAGATAGAAGGAGTGGTCCAGGGGGATTTACTCTTCGTAAAAGAAGATTTGCGGCTTATTGCGCACAACCACACCCAATACGTGGCGTTCTCCCCAAACACTATCACG